GTTATTGTAAATACTTTACCCCATTGTATCGTATTTTCATTACAAATACTCTTTGATATATTTACATTTATAAAATATGTTCCACTTATTAAAAATATTATATATATTAATGTATAAATTTGATTTTTAGAATTTGTTGTTACCTGCGTAAGAGTACCTGAACTAATTGTAGTATATATCATAATAAAACCATAAATAACAGTCATTGTTAAAAAAAAAACTACTGATGTAGTAGCACTTGGAAGTTTTTTTAATTCATTTGTACTTTCTCTTAATACTGATTCCATTTCTAATTATATCTATATGTATAAATTATTTTTATAAAATAACTATAATTATTAATATTAAATGGATTTTAAAAATATTAATAATTATTTAAATTTTAATAATTCTAGTGATTCTATTGATAATATAAACAAACCAAAACTTATAGAACCAGGAGTTAAATATTTTTTTAAAGGAATTTTAAAAGAATGTCATAACTATAAGCAAAAAAATTATAGTTTAGTTTATAATATATCCTTGTTTATTTTATTTTTTTCAATTTTAGGAATAATATTATTTTATAGATACAAAGGAAACAAAACATCACAAGAAAAATATCAAAAAAATCTTCAAGATAAACAATATATAATGTCTAAATTAGTTTATTATAATCGTGCCAATTTAGAAAATCAACAGCGAGTTCAAAATAATATGATCACTAATTTACCAGACTTTAGTAATCACCCAGAAGCGTCTTTATTACACAGAAAAATATATTTTTAATTTATAATATGGAACAATCACTTCAAAAAGAACTACTCCAAGAAACCGATTACTCTAAATATTTAGAAGAATTAAAAACTTATTACAATCTTAAAAAAATATACACAAAAACAAAAGAAACTATGATTAACAAACTTATTAATAGTAAGGATTCTATTGAAGCTAAGAAAAAATTATTTTCTAAACAAAAATTTAAATGTATTAATTGTGGTCAATTTGGCGGCACCATTTTTTTTGAAAATAACAAAATATTACGTGCAACTTGCGGAAACACTATAAAACCCTGTGATCTTAATTTAGAAATAATTAAAATGAATCCCGTTTTAATAACTAATGAACTAAAAGATACTAATAATTCATTAATTAATAAAAAAAAACAAATCATAACAACAAAACTCGATTTCTTATTTAATTATATCGAAGAAGACAAAGCCGTAGAATCATTTGAAAACTTTAAATCTGAATTAACTACTCTTCAAGAAAAATATAATGATTTATTTTCATTATACACATCCATCACCACTAATCCAGATACCGAAGAACTACTAAATCAAAAAATTATAGAAATTGACTCTTTAGTTAATGATTTTAAAGAATTTATTAAACTATTTAAAGAAACTGAAGAAACTAGTTATTTAAAAGATGCACTATTTTTATATACAAGCAAAATTAAATCATTAGATGAATACATAACAACTCTAAAATATAAATATAATTCTATTGAAAGTGACGACACATACAAATATTTAATTCAAAATAAATATAATATTAAACATTTAGAACTTATCAAAAAACCACAATAAATTTTTTTATTACACTATATTAAATGATTAAAAATTTACTTAAAATAATTAATCTTAAAGTATTTTTAATTAGTTTATTTGTTGGATTAATTTTTATGTATTTTGATAACGAAAAAAAGAAAATATCTGTTTATCCTACTCCATCTAATATCGAATCAGTACAATATCAAGATAAAGCCGATAATTGTTTCCAATATTCTATGGAAAAAGTAAAATGTCCATCTAATAAATCTAAAATTAATCATATTCCTGTTCAATAAATATATTTATAATATATAATGATTGGTAAGGGATTAAGCACTGCTGTTAATAATATATTATATACCGAAAGAGGCCGTTTTATTCTAGCTATTATATTAGGTTTAGGATTAGCTACTTTATTTAGAAAATTTTGTGATGGAAAAAATTGTTACAACTTTATTGGACCTGAACAAAATGCTATTCGAGATCAAGTTTTCTCTTTTGACTCTAACGATGATGAATGTTTTGTTATGAGAGAAAAAGCCACAAAATGTAATAGTAAAGCTAAAACTGTTAAATTTGCGTAATTTACTCTATAAATATTTACTAAGCTATAATAAATATTTATTATGGAAACTTCTGGAACTACATCTATTTCACAATTACCTGGTAATAATTTACCTAATTCATATGATCAGCCATTACAAACTCAAACTAATACTAATAATGTTGTTTTAACCAAAAATGAAGTTGTTGCCGAAACTACCGCGCAATTAGCAAACCCTATGATGCAACAAATTCCTACCAAAGCACCCGAACAAAATCAACTTGAAAATCAAAATAATTATAATGAAATGATTAATCAACTACAAAAAGCCACTATGGCTGGTGCTACTGGTTTACCTAGCCGAGATATTCCTATTAATCCTACTGCTGTAAATAATGACACACAAATTAAACCTAACTTTATACCAGAACCTCAAAATACCGATTATATTACTAACTCTCAAACACCCGAAGACCTTATTTCCCAAAATAATAAAAAACAATATTCTTTAGATAGTCTTGATGTATTTTATAATGAATTTCAATTACCCTTATTAGTTTCTGTTTTATATTTCCTTTTTCAATTACCTATTTTTAGAAAAACCCTTAAAAAAACTTTACCTTCACTATTTGGTAATGACGCTAACCCTAACTTTTATGGTTACCTATTTAATAGTGCATTATTTGCTTCTTTGTTCTATATATTAGTTAAACTTGTTAATCAATTAACATTAAATATATCTTAAATTTTTAATATTTCTATATTTTTCTCATTTGCTAATTTACACACTAATTCATCATTTTTATAATCATTTATATATTTTATTGAATTTATACCACACGAAACCATCAATTTCATACAATTATAACAAGGATAATGCGTTATATATGCCATACATCCATCTGAACTTACTCCTCTTTTTGCACAATCTGTTATTGTATTTTGTTCCGCATGAATTGTTGCTATATTATGATTATCTCTCATCACCATCTTATGCTCACAACCTGCTATATATCCATTATATCCTTGAGCTATAATTCTATTTTCTTTTACAAAAATACAACCCACATTTAATCTCTCACAAGATGAACGTGTCGCTGTTAAATTTACTAAATCTTTAAAATATTCCTCCCAAGATGGACGCTGTCTTTTCATTTATTTTATTATTTATTTATATTTAAATGATTTAAAAATATCATCTATAACATATTATATGCAATTACTTGACCTATTTGAGAAAATTAAAAACAAAAAATCATTTAATAGTCCCAGCGGAACAGTATTCAGAGTTTTTGAAATTTATGAACGCGATGGAAAACAAATGGATGGAAGACCATATGTATTTATTAAACCTGAAGTTGAAGAAAAAAAAATTAAAAAATCACTTAACTAAATAAATAATATGTTATTAGTTATAATAATATATTATTATACAGTTGGAATATAATCCCAACCTAAATCTGCACATATTAATTTCCATATTGCATCTTGTTCCACTCTTTTCTCCCGGTCTTTTAACATCGGGAAATATGGTAAAAATTTCTTCTCTCCTAATAATTCACATAATTTATATAATGTATAATAATAATTCAAAAAATTTACCCTATCTCGCGGACAATATTTTGAATATGGTTTTTGAATTTCCATAAATAAATTACATAATGTTTCTTCTAATTCTTGAGACATTACCGGAGGTTTTATACCTAACTTATCTTTTATAAAAGGTATATGTTCATAATATTTATTATATCCTAAATTTTTCAATATTTCTTTTGTTTTCTTATTTGTTAAATCTTTTATTTCTAATCTCTCTTTTTTTATTTGATTTTTTATATTTTCAAATACTTCACTTGGTATATGTGTACTTTCTTTCGCCTGAAATTGTGCTAATATTTCTCTTAAATGATTTATTCTTTTATATGCATAAAAACATACCTCTTTTGGTGGTTCTTTATACGATGGTTTCTCGTTTTCAATTAAATATTTCATGGATCGTGAACAATTATTACAAACACATATACCATCTGTTTCTGCATACACCATCTCACCTTTGTTACAAAATTTACATATATCTGATTCATAACAATAGTTATCATAATTTAAAAATGAATTATTTATATTATAAAAATATTTATCAATTGTACTTGATTTTTCTTCTGTAACTTGAACATTTTCTTCTTCCGGCTCATCTATATAAAAAAATTGATTTATTTTACTACTATTTACACTAACTTTTGAATCCACATTACTAGTTATATTTTTTTTCTCTTCAAAATAATCAAAAATATATTTTGAATTATTTAAAAAATACTCCTTTCTATCTTTCTCTAATTTATATATCGCATTTTTTAATTCTTTTATTTTATTTTCTGTTATTTCTAACTTATCCGTTTTTTTTTTATTTTTCGTATTATTTAGGAATTTTTCTAATCTTTCAATCTCTGTATTATATTTAGGAATTAATACTTCCTTATTATATTTAAATTCATCTAACATTTCTGTATGTTTTTTATCCAAAGTCACATTTTTTCCTGATACTTTATTCATTTATACTATATTTATGTAGTGCAATTTAAATTTATATATATTTTAATAAAAAAACATTAATTTTTATTAATTAAATTAAATATTCAAAATTTTTTTTCTTTAGTCATATTATAAAAAATGGCTGGAGGTCTTATGCAATTAGTTGCCTACGGGGCTCAAGATGTTTACCTTACTGGTAATCCACAGATTACCTTCTGGAAAGTCACATACCGTCGTCACACCAACTTCGCGATGGAATCCATTGAACAAACTTTCAACGGTCAAGCTGATTTCGGTCGCCGTGTTACTTGCACCATCTCGCGCAATGGTGATTTAGCCTACCGCACATATTTACAGATTACACTTCCTGAAATTGGTCAGTCACTCAACTCGTCCGGCGATGTTTTCGCTAGATGGTTAGACTTCCCCGGTGAGCAGCTCGTCTCACAGGTTGAAGTTGAAATTGGTGGCCAGCGCATCGATCGTCAATATGGTGACTGGATGCACATCTGGAATCAGCTAACTCTATCAAAAGAACAGGAGCGTGGCTACCACAAAATGGTTGGTAACACCACACAGCTAACATACGTCTGTGACCCAGCTTTCGCTGCGGTTGATGGACCTTGCTCTGCTAATGGTGTCCGCCAGGTCTGCGCGCCACGCAATGCTCTACCTGAAACCACTCTATACGTTCCACTTCAGTTCTGGTACTGCCGCAATCCCGGTCTTGCGCTACCCTTAATCGCGCTCCAGTACCACGAAGTCAAAATTAATCTCGACATCCGCAATATTGAAGAGTGCCTATGGGCTGTCAACGGACTTACCGGCGCGGGAACCAAAGTCACAGATGCCTACAAACAGTCGCTCGCCGCGGCCTCGCTTTTCGTTGACTACATCTTCTTAGATACCGACGAACGCAGACGTATGGCGCAGAATCCCCACGAATACCTCATCGAACAGCTCCAGTTCACTGGTGATGAATCGGTTGGTTCCTCGTCCAATAAAATTAAACTCAATTTAAATCACCCTTGCAAAGAATTAATCTGGGTCGTCCAGCCCGATGCCAATGTTGACTACTGCGCGTCGCTAACTGCTAACACACACCTCAATAACTTACTTGGTGCGCAGCCTTTCAATTACACCGATGCCTTCGATGCGCTACCCAACGCGGTACACGCCTTCGGTGGTACAACAGCTTTAACTTCGGGTGGTGAAAATGCCTTCATTAACTCATCTGGATACTTTGAAGACCCCTTCGCCAATGATGTTTCTACTTCTGGCACTGGCCTTAATTCCGCCGGATCAAGTGCTGAATCTGGTGTCTCCGACGCGGGAACATTCGTCCTCGCTGAAACTGCGCTAGACATGCACTGCTGGGGTGAAAATCCAGTCGTTGTTGCTAAATTACAGCTCAACGGCCAGGACCGCTTCTCGGAGCGTGAAGGTACATACTTCGACCTTGTCCAGCCATTCCAGCACCACACACGTGCTCCCGACACTGGTATTAACGTTTACTCGTTCGCCCTTCGCCCAGAAGAGCACCAGCCATCGGGCACATGCAATTTCTCGCGCATCGATAACGCGACACTCCAGCTTGTCCTATCTAACGCGACAGTCCAGGGTGTTAACACCGCCAAAGTCCGTGTCTACGCGGTTAACTACAATGTCCTCCGTATCATGAGTGGTATGGGTGGGTTAGCATACAGTAATTAATTTCAACTAATAAAAAAATAATATAATTAAAAATTGATTTAAAGACATATTCATATTATAAACTATAATAATATGAATAACATGGAGCAAATAAAACCTATATATGATATAGATGATACACTTAAAGAATGTAAGATTATATATGGAGATAGAATATATATATTAAATAGTGAATTATTTTGTAAAATATTAAATTTTGACAGATATTTTAGAATTCATAATATTAATGATGATTATCCATCTTATAAAATAAATAATAAATATATTGATTTTTTAGAATTTGCATATGGATTAAAAACAGAAAATTATAATTTGAATTTTCTTAATGGAAATAAATATGATATTAGAGATAATAATATTATAATTGAAAATAAATCTTTTAAAGAATTAGTAAAAAAATTTAATGTAATTGAACATATTTATAATGGAACAAGAGTAAAAGAAGGAAGATATTCTGGACAATATAAAAATCCAGTATGTAAAATTTTAAATGAAAAAAAAGAGGAAAAATATTTAATGCTTTGTAATAGAAATATTATGTGTATATTATGTCATCATTCTTATAAAATGATTAGAGAATTTGAAAAAAAAAATAATTATGAAATACCTATTATTTGGTCTTATCTAGAAAATGGTTATATTCAAGGAAATAATAAATTATATATACATCAAGTAATAACAGATTGTTATGGTAATGGAAGAGGAACAAAAGAAATTAGTGTAGACCATATTGACCAAAATCCTTTAAATAATTGTTTTAATAATTTAAGAATTGCAACAAGAAAGGAACAAGAACAAAATTGTAATGGAACTAAAGAAGGAACAAAGAGAGAACGCAAACATAATGCAAGAGATTTACCCGAAGATATTACCCAAGATATGCTTAAAAAATATGTAGTTTATTACAAAGAATGTTATAATAAAGAGAAAGATTTATGGAGAGAATTCTTTAAAGTAGAAAAACACCCAAAATTAGATAAACCTTGGATAGGTTCAAAATCAGAAAAAATTTCAATAAAAGACAAGTTAAATGAAGCAAATAAAATTGTAGAAGATTTAGATAATGATACTTATGAAAAAAAAGAGAGAGAATTACCAACTTATTACAATTTTAATAAAGCAAAAACTCACCTTATTTATGATAGAAAATTAGATGATGGAAAAAGAGAAAATCTTAAAATGAAATTACCCGAAAATTATAATTTAGAAGAACAATTAACATTAATTCAAACAAAAGTTAGAGAGAAATACGGAATTTAAGAGAAAATATAATATTATTATAATTCATAAATAGAAACCCAAGACTACTTCTATTTATCAATGCGTATTTATTCCGCAATTAAGCACATTAATGCTCTCCTTTTTTTTGGCGAATGATTAATTAAAATTTATATTTATTAATTTAATATAAATATAAATTAAAAATATTAGACTATATTAAATGCAAATTAGTTTAGTAAAAAATAGTTTCTACTTTACTTACATATTTTTAATTACTACTGGAACTATATGTTTTATTGAAGCCATCAGAAATCCTGACCCTAAAGTTCGTCATATTATGAATTTAGAAACCTGTATTTCAGTTGTTGCCGGTTATTTTTATGGACTTTTTGTCGCCAAAATTGATAAAGTTGAAGCCAAAAAAGAAAAAGACGAAGAATTTCCTTTAGAAGAAATTAACGATAATAGATATACTGATTGGGCTATTAGCACTCCTCTTATGTTATTAGTATTATGTCTTATTTTAGGAATGGAAAATAAACACGTCGTCAATTTCTGGGTCTTTATGTTAATTTTATTATTTAACTTCTTAATGTTAGGTGCCGGATATATTGGAGAAGTTGGAACTTTAACTAAAACCTCTGCAAATATGCTTGGATTTGTATTTTTCACATTAATGTATGGAACTATTTGGAGTGTTTATATGAGAAATAAAAAAACTATTAATTCTCAAGTCATCTTTTGGTTATTTGTTGTTTTATGGGCTTTTTATGGAGTTTTCTATCAAACTGATACTTTAACTAAAATATTTGGTTATAATATATTAGATTTACTATCTAAAGCATTTGTCGGTATATTCTTTTGGTTATATTTAACTAAATCTGTTAAATTCTAAATAATTATATTAAACTTTTAAAAATATAATTATTTAACCTGCTGATAATAAAACTCCTAATCCTACTAATCCCACCAACACAGGTAAAGGTTCAAATACAGGTAAAATTCTACCAGCATTATTTATATTATTAGCGATACCTGCACTTGGAAGACCTATACCTGACTGTTGTGGTTTAGAATGTCCCGATTCTTTTCCTGCTTTTTCTTTTGCTGCTTTTTCTGCTGCTTCTTTTTCTGCTGCTTTTGCTTCTGCTGTTTGTTCTGTTGTTTGTTCTGTTGTTTCTTCTTTACTTTTATCACCATCACCTTTATCACCTTCTTTACTTTCTATTTCTACTTTCTTTAAAATTTTACTTGCTTCTTCCTTAGCAGCTTTTTCCTCAGCAGCTTTTTTCACAGCAGCTTCTTTATTAGCTTTTTTCTCAGCAGCTTTTTCCTCAGCAGCAAATTTTTTTGGTGTAGAACCTTTATCATAATATCCTAGTAATGCTATTATTTTATCATCTTTTTTTAATTTTGGAACTTCTATTCCTATTTGTTTAAATCTTTCATCTAATTCTTTAACTGTAATTTTCTTATGATCAAAATCTTTTAAATCTTTTAAATATTCTAAATCGTCTTCTTCATCTTCTTCTTCACCTTCTTCTTCATCTTCTTTTTGTTGAACTTTTGGTTCTTCATCTTTTTTTTGTTGAACTTGTGCTTCACCATTGAATAGTTTATCCAAAACTTCTTTATTCACATCACCTCTTAGTTTTTGAACTTCTTTTGGATTTCCTTCATAATCATATACTTTACCATCCTTTTTTAAAAATCCATAATCACTTGTTTCATCTTTTTCTAATCTAGATTCAAAAATTTTATATCTCTTTTCTTTTCCTAATTTATTAAAATCAACTTCACTTGTATATAAAATCCATTGTTTTTCATGATCTATGTATATTAATTTCATTCCTTTAGCTATTTGATTATTAAGTCCCCTTATAATTGGATCTTTTTCAGTTTTCAGTTCATTTGTTGTAAAAAAATAACCTGATTCTTCTCTTAATTCTCTTATTGCTCCATAATAATCACTTGCATCTTTATCTTTTTCTCGTGGTGGTTTATCTACTTCACCTCCAGGTAACATCCATTCTTTAGTTTCTGTATTTTGAACGAGTAAATATTGTAATTCATTTGTATCTTTTAATGCTACAAATGCCGATTGTTTTTTAAATAATTTTTTTAATTTTTCTTCAATTTCATTTTTTTGTTCTCCTAATTCTCTATTTAAATCAATTTGAAAATGTAAACCTTTTTTTTGTGTATTAGCTTCATAAATATCAGGAACTACAAAAAATAATTCTTTTAAAGTTGGAAGATTTCCAGTTTTTGATTGTTTATAAATATTTTCTATATTATCCCAGCCATCATCAAAATATTTTTCAATACTTAATTCTTTACATTTTTCTGCTTTGTTTTTTATATTAAAATGAACATTATCTTCTTCTGTATTTAATATTTTTTTTATAAATTTTATTAAGTTTACAGCAGCTGAACCTTTTTTTGGACTATATCCACTAATTAAAAATAATTCACTTCCCTTTTTTATCTCTTCTTCTATATCTTCACATGTTTTTTGAAATTTAATTAATTCAAAATTATTATAAAGATAGTAATTCATATCATTATGAGGACCTCTTGTTAGTTCAATCAAACTTTTTCCCTTTCCAATTGCTTTAGCTAAACAAGTATGTATAGTTCCATCAAAATCATAACCTACTCTTTTTCCTTTTTTTATTGGTTGTGATGGTTGTGATACTTTTGATTTTTCTTCTGGTTCTTGAATACGTGGTGATTTTCTTGTTCCTGTTTTAGCTTGTTGACCTGATTTAGTTGGAATACTAGTTGCTCTTGCAGGAGGACTTTTTATTTGCGAACTAGTTTTTGGTTGGGGTGCTTGTGGTTGTGAAGTTGAATCCCCTTCATCATAATCAGTACCTAAAAAATGTTTAGTCTTTTTTATTTCCTCAGGAGAAATTTTTCTTCCTTTTACTTGTTCTGCATATTTTTTATATATTTCTTCATTTTTTGGAATTAAAGCTGTATAATGATTATTAGTTCTATTTGACATAAAAATAATAGAAGGTTCTTCACCTTTATCAAAATCTCTAGGTTCAAACACTGTAAAATGTTTTTTATCCCTTTGATATGGACTAGTCCATTCATGAATTAATATTATTGTATTTTGTGTATTAGCTAAAGCCCTTACATGGTTATCTGTTTGAAATTCTTCAGAATTTGGATCAGCTATTCTTATATCTTCTTCTGAAAATCTATCTGAATTCTCTAATACATAATTATAAACTGCTTCGTTTATTTCTTTTATATTATATCTCGTTTCTTTACTCAAAGATTCATTTGTTTTATTTAAATCTCCAAATTTACATCTAAAAAATGCATAATATAAACATTTATTATCTTTTCCTTCTGTATTCTGAGGTATAAAATCATCCTCATCATATTCAATTTCTTTTTCTTCACCTCCTCCTCCTATAAATTTTCTTTTAGATTTTTTAATTGTTTTATTTTTTCTATATACCATAATTAATATAAATATATATTATATATAATGAAATTTGTTAAAAATTTAAATAAAAATCTAGATAATTTAATTAAAGTTAAATTTAACAAAATTACAATATTAGTATTTGTTATGTTCTTGTTTTCATTTATATATATGTTATTAGATGATTCACACTTTTCAGGAGTAAATAAATTTAAAGAAATTGTAAAAGAAGAAGTAATTAAAGATAAAGCAAAAAAAGAAATACAGGAAAATTTTATGGGATTCAACTATTTAAATAAAGAAGAAGTTATTGATAACGTTGCTAAAGAAACTGAAAAAGCTGCTGTAGAAGAAGAATTAAATCCAGAAAAAGTAGAACCTTCATTTATCAATAGATATTTTAATAGATTATATTTCGCTATTGTTACTGGTTGTTTATTAGGTTATGGTGATATATATCCCGTTAGTAATTTATCTAAATTTATTTGTGGAGTTCAGGGATTATTTACTGTTGCATTAATTATCTATTAAATAAATAATACATAATAATATTATGGATAGATGTTTTATTTGTATGGATGATTTAGATGATACTGTATTTTTACCACTAGATGATGAATATTTTGGTCAAAATATTAGTATATTTAAAAATACTTTTATTGTAAAAGATGTAGATAATTATAAATTTCTATATCTTTTAATATGTAATACTTGTATTGATGCTTATTTAAAAAAACATGGAAGAATACATAAATATTTAAGAAATAGAGAGATTGGTTTAAAGTAAATTAATATATAATTTACATATATACAATAATGGACATATCACAAAATAATTTATTAATAGTTAAAGATTATTCTAAAAGAGTTAGATTCTAAAAGAGTTAGAAAATCTAATGCAGTCAAATTACCACCTCTAATTAATGAATCAATGATACCAAAATATGTTGTATATTATAAAGAATGTTATAATCGTGAAAAAATGTTATTTAGAGAATTTTTTAAGATTGAAAAACATCCTAAAGTTACAACTAATAGAGTATATACTTCCAGTAAATCTAATAAAATTAATATTTTAGATAAATTAGAACAAATTAAAAATATATTAGAAAATATTGAAAATGATTTTAATGAAGAAAATATTGATGAAGAAGAAGTTGAAAAAATTACATTACCAAAATATATTTCTTTAAAAAAACATGAAAAAGATAATGAAAGATATTATCTAATTTTTGATAAAAAAATTGGAGAAAACAGACAAACTTATAAAGCACTTTGTAATAACAAATTAACAATCTCTCAAAATTTAGATGAATTTTTAAAAAAAATTAACGAAAAATATTGTTTAAATTAAAATTTTTTAAATCACAAAACCTACTATTTTTTTTAACTTCATTATTATCTTGTATCCTATTTCTCCTTAAAAAATCAATCTCACTTATTAAATTATCTATTTCTCTCGTCAAAGTATAAAATTTTTCACGAAATAAATTTTTTTTTGTATTTTCTATTTCTTTTAATTCATTTAATAAACATTCATTTGTTATTATTAATTCTTCATTTGCACATTCTAATGATTTTATAGTATTTTTATAAGCCTCTAACTCCTCTTTAATAAAATTACCTCCACTAAAATCTGTTATAATTGAATTTTCTACTACTATCTCTCCTATTTCATCATCTATTTTTTCTACATTATATGGTAAAAAAATTTCTATATATTTTATATTTTCTTTACATATTACACACTTTCTTTTATCTACTAAATTACCTAGACATTCTTTACATAATCCAACATGACCACAATTCGGTATAAAATTTACATACTCATCCATACAAATTACACATTTAAAATTATTTTTTAATGAATCATATTTATTCTTATATATTTCCAATTCTTCTTCTAATAATGTTAAATCACTACATAGTGTATGTAACTTTTTCCTCTTTACTAATACATTCATAATATATAATTTTTTTTATTTTTTATTTTAAAAAAATTATATCATCGTTACATCCAAAATATATTGTCCTTTTAATTGTAATAAATTTTTTGCTTTCCAATAAGCATAATATAAATCTTCTTCCCATAAAGGATATCCCACTTTTAATAAACTATTTTCAAATATTACAATTCTTAACAAAAAATCATAATATGAATAAATTATTGGTAAAGCATCTTCAGCAAATTTATTTGAAAATTTCTTTATTACATAATACCTATATATATAATCATGATTATAATCATTACTATAATAATATTTTCTATTTGTTAACAATAAATTAATATAATCATTATAAGGCAAATAATTATAATAATTTAACTGAATTATACTATCCATTATATTATTTGTTTATAAAATTAAAATTGAAAAAATTTTAAATCAATTTTTTAATTATAAATATGTTTATATTAGACATCTTAAATGAAGATGTTTTAAATATTATACTTAATAATTCTCATATTGAATGTCATACTTGCAAAGTACAATTTAATTTTAAAAAAAATTTCTACAAAAAACAAGCCAATTTTTACTATTGTAGTAAAATATGTTATGAATTTAATTAATACTTAAAAAAAGTTCAATATTACTATTTAAAATGATTCTTAATATTTTTTCATTTGTATATACTTTCAATTTATGTATTGTTGGAAGTAAAAGTGGATTAGGAAGTGAATTAGTTTATCAAGGATTACAAGATAATAAAAATATTTTAGCACTTTCTAAAAATAATGATAAAGTTATGATCCCATATCGTGGCGGCGGTTTAGATTTAAAAAGTACTAATGAATTTATCGAAAATGATAATTTACAAACTGATAATTATCAAAATTTTAACAAATATAAATTTGATAATATCATATTTACATTAGGTGGTAAACCTTTTATTGATGATTACTCTGCAATTATTACTGAAAACATATTATCTAATCAAAATAATAATTTGAAAAATATTGTATTAATTAGTGCATTTGGTGCTGGAGAGACACTTCAAAATGCTAATTTAGGCATTAAAGTTATGAATAATTTATATCTCAAAAGTGTTTATGAAGCAAAAAATCAACAAGAAACACTTATTAACGAATACAAAAAAAACAACAATAATGTTAATATTTTTATTTTACGTCCTAAAGTTCTCTCTTATGGTAAAACTAAATCTATTTATAACGCTAAATCTAGACAACAACTTGCTACAGAAATATTACAAACTATTGAAAACTCATAATTCTCTCCCATGAATTAAAATTATTAACTCATTTTCACATACATCTGGCTTATATGAACTTAAATCTTTCAATTTTTCTTTGAAACTTTGTATTGTTGTTTCCTTTAATGGTGGTGCTTCATTTACTAATTTTTCATATTCTTTATATGCCCATTTTACAAATTCTGATGCAGGTGTTCTATCACTTCTTTTTAAAGATAATTGTAATTTTATTGTTCTATAAAAATTTGAATATTGTTTACAAAATAATTTATGTTCTGATGCTTTCTCATCTGCATTATAAAATTGCTTCAATGATTGTAATAATGATGAAAATAATCCTACTCCACCTACTACATACATTACATATTGATAATATGGCGATGATGCTGATGCTAATGAAAGTGATGATGATAATCCTGTTATTACAATACTAGCCATCGAAAATCTATTACTTTTTACACGCCAATATTTTCTCTCATAACTATGCATTAATCCTAAATTTCCACATTTCTCTCCCCAACATTTCAATAAATCTTCTATTTCTTCATACCATTCGGTAATTTGAATATTTAATGT